TGCTGTATCTTGAAAGCAAAGCCATACGGTCTTTGCGTTCTGCCATTATCCTTCAGCAGCCTCTTCTTGTGCTTCTTTAATTTTTGCTGTAAGTTTATCTTCAACAAACTTATACACACGCTCAAAAGCCTGGTCTGGAGATTCTCCATTACGTCTTGAATCAACAACACCAAGATCAAGTCTTAATGATTGAAAGTTGCCAAGGTTAAGTGTGTATCCAAGTGTAACGGATACCTTTGTGTCTTCGTTTTCCATTTTATACCCTTCGTTAAATAGACTCATTCCAGATTGGAACAAATCGTCCGTCTTCAGTTCTTCTATATGTAAGTATACCATCGCCCATTCTGCGTGTCAACTCTTGCTTGCTGGGAGTAATATCATTAGTAACTAACTTATCTTTTCTTGGTCTGCCAATATGGTGTGAAGCAAGTATATCACGTATCTCTCTTACCTGTGATTCTGAGTAATATGATCTTACCTGAAATCCTCTTGCCCCACCTTTTTGAGATCCCGTTGGGAATGGAATGACTCCTCGTTTCATTAGTGATGGCATATATTTTTTATGACGGTTAACTAAGTCAGCAGTTTGGCCTACCGTATATGCTCGTTCTCTTTTATTTTTAAAATCACTAATTAAACAACTTTCAATTTGATCTTTGTTTATATTATAAACAGACATTATTCCATTGGAGTGGTTGTAGTGATGTATTCTAACTAGGCTGCCGTTAAGAAACCAAACCTTTTTGTTACCTGGTATTACAGGTGACTCATTGTATTTTTCGCTCTCAATTGTTCCTTTTTTAGTAGCCATCGGCCCCCCTGAGAATTGTTTGGTGGATGAAAAAACGTTCTCATTCCACAAAGAATACAATATAGTTCTAAATTGTTTATTTCTGTATATTGTCGATCTATAAACATTCTTCCATTACATTTTTTACATTTAATCATTAATTTGGTATTCCAATAATTACTAGGTTAATACCAATACTTGTGTCGCCTCCAGCATTAAACTTAACCGTACCCTCAACCTTTGAAGTTGAAATGCTTTTTAGTGTAACCGTAACATCTTTACCTGCATCTGTGTTTCCAACGTTTACTGGTGTTGCTGTTACTACTGGTGCAAATTTAAACTCGCTTGAAAAATCATAAGAAAATGGCTGAGAAGATCCAGCAGTTTGCGTTGTGCTTGTTGTCACCTGAACGTAACCTCCAATAATTCTTGCCTCGGAGGCTTTGACACTTTGCTTTCCAGCATTTGGTGTGTCTATTGTTACGTACTTATACGCTGATGGAGACACCTGAACAGAAAGATCATTGATAGCCTTAACAATCTGATAGATGTATGTTACGTCTAGTGGTTGGCCTCGTTCTGGTACGGGTAATATTGCCATACTATAATTATACCAGACTTACGATTCCAGAGTCATAAACTTCTAAGTTTTGTGTAGGTGCTGGGTTAATAGATGATATTTGAACTATCGCCCTTACTGACTGTGTTCCTGTTTTTAAAAATGAATAATTTTGTGATCCAGTAGTTCCTAGATAAGACGGAGTTGCTCCATCAAAACCAACAAATATGTCATAAGTTATTTGTATTGAAACTTCCCCTACTGCCCAATTTAGAAAAACTGTATTACCAATTCGGTTAAGGTCTCCTGGACCAACGACGACGGCCTCGGAACCAAGTACAAAAATTTTTGAATAGGCCGATTTTCTATTTTTGTCTTCGGCTACTATTCTAAATCTTAAAACTCTTGAGTTAGAAGATGTTACTTTGCCAAGTAAGTCTTTTTTAATAATAACATTTTTTATTCCTTTATCTGCCATTATCCAACATCCAGGGCAAATCTAAACTCAATATAGTTTGTTGTGTTTGCTGATTTTATAATTGGTTTTGCTCCAACGCTTTTAATTACAGAATATCCAGTAAGTCCGTATAAAGAGTTTGTAGATGTAATGTTTTCTAGTCTTAGTCCATCTAAACAAACATAAAACAAATTAGAAGGTAATCCAGCCTCAGTAACACAAGCATAAATTTTTGCGACAGTTACTTCTCTCCAGTCAAAATTGTCTGTTTTGTTTAAGTCTTTAAGTGATTTTGTAGCAACAACGTATCTGTTTAAAGCAAAATTTACTTCTTGTACTGCTGTTCCAGCAGAGTATCCTACATCATCAATATCTACCTCAAACCTTGCATACTCCTGTGCAGAGTTTAATCCAGTATAAGAAAATTCTAACAAAATTTTAACATTGTCTGGAACTGTACTTGGGCTAGGGCTTTTGCTTACAACGGAAAACGCCAGCCTTAGTTCATCTAATGGACTATTTTTTGTAAGGTCTACAGTGGTTTGATTAAGCCTAATATATTTAGATCCAGTACCAACATCAATTTTACCCAACTGGTTCCGTGTAAGGGTAGAATCGTTTCCAACTATAGCAATAATGTTATTTAAAAACCTACATCTTTCATTTCTTGCAACTCTTTGTTGGTTAGTAAATATTCTGTTGTCTGCATTTGTCTTAAAAACATTAAGAGATTGATTTATAATTCCATTTTCAGCAACACCATCTAATGGCTCATACTTGGACTCTATGTCAATTGCAGCAGAACCCAAAGGCTGGTATAGCCAATTATCAGTATCTGCAAAAGAATATATCGTCCTGCTATCAAAGGATCCAGCAACTGGATTTGATGCTGCTGAAAAAACACCAACCTCAGTAATCTCATATCTTTCTTCTGTTGGTAATTCTGCTGTTAGGACTACCTTATCAATACCGTTCTCATTTACAAATCCTCTAGAAATAATAGGAACACGGAACATCTCAAAATCTAAAGACTTCTTTAGTGCGTAGTCTCCAAAAACACCCCCGTCAGAAGCCACTGGACTGGGTCCACAGCCCACGGCAATGTGAGAGGCATACGATTGTGTTTGACCCACAAGATACTTGGCTATGTGTTTGACCCACAAGATACTTGGCTAAAAGATTTTTACCTATATTAGTTATCATTAATTACTCCCACTATGTATTGTATCATCAAAAATGCTTCCACTGCTTAATATATTAATTTCTGCTTGCTCGCCCTCTTTAACATTAACTAAATTAATAACTAAGTCTCCGCTTATTGGGTCTATATAGACTGATTTGCAGTTAGGTGTTTTTGTCCACTTGGTCTTGTCTTGTTCATTTAGATTGCCGACTGGTGGAGATATATCGTACCCAGTCCCACAGACTGGAAGGTGATCGAATATGGATAAAGATAAAGATTTAAGATAGGAATCAGATGCCTGCAGCCTTAAAACATTGTTTGGGTTATACTGTAAATAAAGGTCTGTTAAATTTTTAATTGGAGTATATATAACTTTTTGTCCATTTACCAGATCATGCCTAGATATAGTGGCAAGTTCGTACCCACCAATATCTTCAAATATAAGGTCTGTCATTATCTCAATAGACATAACCTCATCATTTAAAAGAATAAGATCTGGTGTTGCAATCTTTACTGATTTATCCTCAGATGCACTTTCTGGATATGGAAGATTTGCAGTTGCATTTGTTGTCATTATAGAACCTCACTTAAAAACACTGTCATGTCTGGGCCATCAGTGTTTCTTGCAAACTCAATGTTATACACAACAAATCTGCTAGATGGATCCGATGCCATGTTTATTGCATTTTCTTGATAGTCTAAACTTACTATGTCTCCCAGTTGAATTGTAGGGATTGCAAATATTTTAACTCCGATAGACTTTCTTGGCTTTGATGTTTTTTCAACCATCCACTTCATTAGGCTTGAGGCTTCATCTTGTGATTGAATGTAGGGAGCAGTCAATGAAAAATCTTTTTTGCCATAAGTCATTCTGCTTAGTTTTATATCTTGGTAGTCTTGTTTAAATTTAAAAGGGTTTGAAATTAGTTTATCTGCAACAAACTGTGGATTTGATTCAAGGCTATTTTTGTCAAAATATTCATCAACTGTTAAGTTGTTATCTGATTGCTGTGTAAAAGTTATTCCTTGAACTCTTAAATAGTTACCACTTGTTTCATCTAGGCTTAGGGCAGTATCTGTTGCATTAAATATCATAAACTCTGCACCGTACGATCCTGCTCTAAAACCAGAAACAACATAGCCCTTTATCTTATTGAATGTTGGAGAAATTTTTGCAGTTAATGCTGGATATGCTTTGTCGTATTTAAAATTAAATATTGCTGCTTCTCTCATAATGCTTCCAAACTCTTCAAAGTATATGTCATACTTTGGAGGCTCTGATGAACCTATTCCAGAAAGGTATGTATTTTGTATTAAACCACTGATAGCATACTTTCTAAAAGATTCGTTTGCGTCAATCTCGGAATCTCCAAAGACAGAGTTAACGGGTGCGCCCAAAGAGAATGAAGTATTTTGAGAATAGTTATTACATAGTGCATAAACATTTTCAAACATTGCTCTTGAAGATCCTCTAGCAAATAATGCTATATTAGAATATACTGGAAGTGGATCATTGTCATCTACTGTTTTTATTAGTTTGCCATTGATGTATAGGTAGAATCTTCTTGCTCTTCCTATATCTTCATACTCTACTGCCAAATCATATACCGTTGGATTTTCCTCAGCAAAAACTCTTGACTGACCAGTAAACCTTCCATCATCAACAGTGATTTTGGCCAGACCATCCCAAAGACTTATTGGAATTGCTTTACCATTATCAGACTTTACCTTATAAAAGAAAACATTGCTAACACTTTGTCTATCTGTTTCTGACAAATTACCCAGCCCAAGGGCTGCTATCTCAAAATAATATCCTACGTTTGTCGTTGGATTTAACATTACTGCAAGCCCAGCAGAACCACCCGCAACGTTAATATTTTTATCTGGTGTAGAACCATTTACAACATAGTAAGTTGAAGATCCGTTTGATGTTTGACCACGGTCTTCGTTTGCCTCAATCTTTCCAATAATTCTAACCCTTGTTCCAAAGTGCTTATACTTTTTCCCTTCTAATGGCTTGTGGACGTATGAAATAAAGTTTCTTGGTTTTTCTTTTGTAGCAAAGTTTGGACCAGTTAGAGAAAGGGCTGATGACTGTACTGACCCTGCAAGTTGCTGAGTGTTTGTAGTTATCTCTCCAACAATAGCAGTTGACATAAAGTTTTTAATGATTCCGCTTCTAGATGATGTTCTTGCTAGTGCATCAGACGATATCCCAGAATCAGTTAATTTTCCAGATGATGCAACAGTTGTTAAAATAGGTAGATCTGTTTTTTCAAAAATATGCTCTGAAGACATATAGCAGCCCTTTACATTGTCATCAGACTTCCAGTAATCAGATATTCCAGCAGAGTGTTCAACCACGGTTGTTCCAAATTGTCCACGACCATGTTTTTGAACCTCTCCATTTTGTAATCTGATAACACCAGATTGCTCAAAATATTTTGGCTCAGAATAAATTCTTACAAGCCCAGTTGGATATATTTTACCATTAAATGGAAGTTTAGAAAAATAATTTTGATAGTCTTCTGTAGAAGTTATCCACACATTACCAAATCCAGTCACGTTGTACTGGACTGCATCGTATTTTATAATTTCTCCTTGTGAATAAAAATATCCATTATATCTTGTAATCCAGTATGCTGCTTCGCCAAGACTAAGGGTATTATTAATTACAATATTGTTTTTTACAATTGGAACATCTACTGTAAGATTAGAGTTTAGTGGTATAGCACTTAGGACGTATGCAGACTGTGTACCTACTTCGTTGTTTATGGATTTTGTATTTTCTGTTCCAGAAACCTCCCATAGGAGTGCAGGCTTATATATATAGAATCTTTCATCATCTAAAAGACTGGCTTGTCGTAAAGAGCCAATAGATCTCTGTATGTGTCTTGTTGTATAATTAATTACACCATCATTGTATACATTATTTGGTTGACTTGATACAGAAATTATGTTTGCAAGTTTAGCATTGGCAAGTGTCTTATTTTTAATTTCTCTATCTTCAAACAAATCATTTGTTCCTTTTAATTCAAACGTTGTAGGCCTTTGCTCTTTGGTTGGCATAATATAATCTTTGCTCATCATGACAAAGTTATTGTACTCATCAAAGAACATTGCAGTCTGAGTTGATACTGCTAAGTCTTGAAGAATTTGTGCAACGCTTTTGTCTGGTCCAACAAAGAAGTATGGAATTATAACTTCTTTTTCATTTGCAACTCTTTTAAAAGTATAGTTGGAAAATCCAACATGGTCTAGCAAAAGAGATACTGCAGAACTAACAGAAACTTCTGTCATTAATATTTGTGGTGCAGTTATTGATTCTAGATACCAATACATGTCTCGTAAAGAAATGGACACAGTCTTACCCATAAGATCTTGCTTAGGGAATGAATCGGAATACAATGTTTTAATTGGTACCCAGTAATCCCATCCTGCAACATCAACGATTACTTCATAAAACTTAAACTGTACATGCCTATTGATATATTTTGCTATAATACTTGATTGATTATTTTCATTAAATGCTTGATCATAATCAAATATATTAATGTTTCCATTAGAAGCAATTAACTGACCAACTGGCAAACCACTTAGTCCAAGATCTGAGGCACTCTTGTTTATTGAATAGTCTAGTGTTTTATCAGATACATTAAGAACAAGTCTTGGAGATATCTCTATAAGGTCAAAGGTTGAGTCTTTTACATTCATTGAGTCTACAACTATTCTAATTCCAGATATGTATTCGAATTCTCTATACTGTGCTTTTCCATCTAATGATTTAGTAAATACGTTTGGAGATGTTGCATCTACAACAAAGTTTGTAAGTCTGTCTACTGTCTCATCTTGTACATACCAACCATACTTTGGCGTTATGATTGCATAATCTGTACCGTTCCAAATATAAAACTTACCTATATCGTTTTCATTTTCTTTAATAAGATAAGCATATCCGAATACAGACTGCTCAGGAAGCAAAGATATACTTGTGTATACTTCAGCAAAAACAAAATTTGCTTTCCATTCATCTGGAACAATTAGTCCATATGATATTTCAACATAGCCATCACTCTTAATGATTGATGAACCATCGGCTCTTCGTACTGCTGGATTAAAAGAAATGACATCTTCCCAATTTGAATCTTTTAAAAATTGAATCTTCCATCTAGTTGGAACTTTTTGGTTTAACTCTCCAAAGAATGGGTCTGAAAATGCTCCAGTTGGGGATGAGAATGGGCCTAAGTTTTCTGTTCCAGTGTGAGTTTGCATTTTAACAACAACCCTATTTGCTGGAATCTTTTCTTTATAAACAACAAAAGGACAAGCATCTTCTATAGAGTTTTGAGAACCTCTTACCTTTGACGCAATACCGTATTCTTGACCAGACTCTGTTCTATATGAAGTCCAGTACTTAAACTTATCATTTTTATCTGGCATATAGTATCTTGGCCTGTCAGCCATAACAAGATTGGGGTGATGCAATTTCCCATTCTCAAAAAATACTGCCTTGTTTATTCCAGATCTTGGTCTAAATTGCTCAAAGCATGCCTCTAAAGAATATAGTGTCTTTAACTTTTCGTTTTTTGTTAGAAATGTTGTTGGAATATTGTCATTGTCAAATGTTCCATCTACAAGGATATCTGCATCTGTTGCTCCTGTATAAAAATTTCCAGCATCATTAATATCAAAACTTGTAGGAAGTGAAGAATAAAGAGAGGAAGCATCTGTTGGTCTGTACCTATAGTTACCAATATGTTTTATATTGGTTGGTATGTTCATATTCCATTCTGCTGTTATTACTGACTTGTTTCGTACCGTCGAAGAAGTCTCTAAAAATGTTTGCAGGTCTTTGTCTTCAAACATTATACTTCTTCCAGGCTTATTGAGACATTCCAGAAATCAAAATTAGTTCCTCTTTTTTCAACAGAGTATGAAAAATCACTAATGAACATCTCTATAAGTTGATTATATTGTTGAAGGTGGTCATATGGTTCTGCCGTTCCCTTAAAAATTCCTTTTCTATCATATGCAAGGTATACCCAGAAAGATCCTTTGTGTGCGTCATACCACTCAAGCATATCTGCTCCACCAGCACCACCATCAGATGTATAAGACTTGTACGGAGAAACTCCAGTGACTGTATCAAAGGTTGGTATGTTTGCATGAGACCTAGATGGAATTAAATTCCAACTTGTACTCAAAGTTACCTTGTCTGCAATGTGATACGATCTCATACGACCGTTAATCATTCTTTCACGCTTTTCAATTCTTTCTTCTGAGAACTCAAGAGGCTGTCTGTTGTCATCAGTAATGACCAGGAATTGGTCTAGCAGGGTTTGATCTTCAACGTCATTTGGATCTACCCCAATTTCAAAACCATTGGGGACATACAAACCATTTTTAAGAGTTCCTGTATTTTCAGACCAAAGCATACCACTTGGTCTGTGATATTTCTTGCGACCTTGTATATAGGTTACCCTAGGATCTATATCATCTACCATTTAGTGACACCCCTCTAATTCTTCTGTCGTCAACTCTCTTTATAGTTGACATTACTGCTTGTGCAATATCATTTGGATTTGCATCTGTTTTTGCATTAACTGTTAGTGCATATGTATTATTATACACTGCCCCGCTACCAAGATCTCCATTGTTCATTTTTTTCATATGATCTACACCATAGGTATCTACAGCATACTTACTCATTATAAACTCTCCTGGAGTTAGCATTGCTGGAACAGTATCTGTACCCTTTGCAAAACCACCAAGAGCAAACATCTTAGGAATGAGTCCACCCATAGACCAGTTTCCAAATGCGTTTGCTGCTGCTGCATTTCCACCAAACTTCTTAAGTGTTGCTGCGTCTGCTGCTTTCTTTGCTGCTGCTGCTGCTGCAGCCTTTGCTGCTGAGTCTTTAACAGCCTTTTCTTGTGCAAGCATCCCTGCTGTTGGCTTCATTGCATTTTGTATTGCTGCTGCGTTTTGCTGCTTATATAGACTATCTAGGTGCATACCTGGAGTGCTTCCAGCATTTTTGGTTACATCTCTAACATTCATTGCCTGATTAAAAAGCATAAAATTCTTTGCAGCATCATCTGAAATTCTTTTTAAGTCAGCATAGTGTAATTGTACAACTGATGATTGATCACTTGGTTTATTTCCAAGATTAGTATATTGGTTTTGTGTTCCTGTTAATGCGGAAGATGCTGATTCTAAAACTGTTGTTGCAGTGCCACGAAATTCTGGGTTAGTTGTGGTAGTTGCTGCATCAGTTACTGTAGGAGTTCCTGTCGCACTTTGTGATGCTGGTCGCTCTTCTGTTGCTGTCGCACTTGGTGTTGCTGTAGGTGTTCCTGTAGCAGTAGTTGTGCTTTCTGCAGGCAGGATAATGTCAACTTCTTCCTCTTCGTATGCTTTTATAAGTTTGTCAACAATCTTTTCAGCGTTATCCATTTCTTGCACAAACTTTGCGCTCTTTGTTCTTGCAACATCAACTCTATTTTGAAGTTGTTCCCAGCCTCTTCTAAAGATATCCAACTTCTTTATTTGTTCTCTAAGGTCAACATTCTTCTTTCTTATTTCTTCTTGTGGTTTTTCAATGTCCTTTTCTTCTAAATCAAAGATATAGTCCTCTAAGTCTTTAATTTCTTTTTCAAGAACCTTTCTAGTTTTTCCACCTTCTGTAACTTTTGAAAGTTCATTTTGCTTAGATTTTTCTAGAGCATCTCTTTCTTTTGTTACTGCATCTGCTGCAGCCTGTGCTCTCATATCCTGAGCAGCCTTTGCTGCTGCTGCTATGTCTCCAGATGTTAAGGCTTCTGCAAGAGTTAACTGGCCCTTTTGCTGTTGAGAGATTGCTGCATTTGCTTTTTCAACTTCATCTAATGCCTTAAGTCTTTCATCATATTTTTCATTAATCTTTTCTTCTTGTTTTTCAATTGCTCTTAGGGCTGCTTCTTTGTCGTCTATATCATACTGAGCCTTGTCAATTTTATCCTGTGCAAGATCGATCTGGTTTTGAAGATCCTCTGTCTCTACATCAAATTGCAACTGAAGAGTTTTTTCTTTAACATCGGCTTGGTCCATTGCATTAGAGAAACCTCTATCAAAAATCTTTTGCATTCCTTCAATTGAGACTGCATCAATTTGTATTTGAACCTTTTCTTTATTTATTGCCTTTGTAAGAACATCTATGAATCTCTTGTATCCATCTGATCCTGGCTTAACTGATGCTAAATTAACTAATGCTTTTTTAAGATTTTCACTTTGCATAATTGTATTCAACTGTTCTTGTGTAAATCTTCCCATGACTTCTGTCATTCTTGTTAGAAGAAGAACATTGTCATCAAGCGTTGTTTCTTCAGCCTGTAAGGCTTCAATTGCAGCGTAGTCTCTTTTTTGTTTTGTTGCTTCTTTCCAGGCATCTGTAATCTTTTTGATTTGCTTATCATCTAATTTTTTATTTGCAATTGCTGCTGCGAAGGTTGCATCTGCAACTGCTTCTAGAGCAACAGACCCTTCAACACCAGCAGCCTTTAGTCTGGTCAATGCTGTAGTTTGATTACCAATTTGTTTAGCCATTCTTTCTTGATCGCTTACAAACTCTCCAAGTTTAATAGACTGAAGTGCATCTCCTATGCTTTTAGCAGTATCTTTTATTGCTGAGATATTTCCTTTTTCGTCAAACTTAAATAACTTCTTCTTTTCTTTTTCATATTCTTTTGGATCCATACCAACTATGAGATCAATTAGGTCTTCTCCTGCTCCTAGTTTTCTCATGTCATTTTCAATACCGCTAAATACTCCAATTGTCTTGCTGCCACCAAATAGTTTATTCAGTGCCTTAGA